GCATCGCGGTGCCGTCCTTGGCGCGGCGGTCGCGCTCCTCGGTCGGCACGTCACGGTAGTTCCCGTCGATCGCACGGGCAGCTGCCGCCCAGTTCTCGGCCTCGTCGCCGGAGAGGTCGACCACGTCGGCCGGCATCGTGGAGAACTCGTGGCCGCGTGCGATGTACGCCTCCTGGAAGGCGGGGATCGGGACGATCGTGAGGCCCGCGACGCGCATCTTCGTGAAGACCGTCTCGCCCGGCTCGCCGAACAGCATGTCGATGAAGTCGGCGTCGTCGTCGAACTCCGGCATCTCGATCTCGGCGTCGTCGCCGTCGATGGAGACGCCGCGCACAGTCTGGTTGTCGATGCCAGCGAGCACCTCGTCGGCGTGCGGCATGGTGTCGATCACGACTCCGGTGTACTCCCACATGTCGGTGTCGTCGTTGCGCCAGGCGTTGTCGACGCGCCCTACCGTGACGACATCGCTCGTCATGCCGCCGTGCGTGGAGACGATCTCGTAGCGGAGCGGGATCGGCAGGGTGCGTGTGGACAGCGAGCCGATCGCGAATTTGCGACCGTCGCCGGTCGGCACACCCTCGGGCGCGAGCACGCCGTGGACGGGCACCTCGTGCGAGGTCTCGTCGTCGTCGTCGGGCAGGTCGTCTTCGTCGGCGACCTCGACGGCGATGTCCTGCTCGTCCACGACGGCGCTCGCCGTGATGATGTCGGAGCCGGGGATGATGTCGGGGTTGTCGTCCTGCACGTCATCCTCGGGACCGATCGTGTACGTCTGGGCGCTCATCGCCCCTCCCTCCCTGGCAGCTGGCATCGCCAGGCACCGACAGTTGATCCAGATCTCCGGTGGGCCGATCGGCTCCCCGGGGAAGTGCAGGTGATATCCACCCACTGTGAATGTGGCACCGACGGGCACGATCTGTCCATCGGCGTTCTCGTGGTTCTCGCGCACCGCGTCGTCGTGGTGGCTGACCCAGAGCTTGTGCTTCCCACCGCGGGCGGCGATGCCGCCCACGGTGGCGTGGTTCACGGTGTAGCCGCTCAGCCAGTACGTCACCCGGGCCACCTGGCCGTCGGCGACCTCGAATCCGGGCGACTCGGTCTGTTCCAGGGCGCCCAGGACGCTCTCCTGGTACTCCGCCATGCGCTTCTCGCCGTCGGCGTTCGGCGCCTCGGCCTTGAAGTGCTCCAACCAGAGCACGGATGCCGCGGTGACGAGATCCTCGAAGGGTTCGGGGTCTCCGGCGATCATCCCCTCGAGAGAATCGCGGACGAAGGGCTCGAGTTCCTCATCCGCGGCCGTCAGACGGGTCGCGCGGGCTGCAGCGAACGTCTGCGGGTCCATCAGACGCTCGCGGGGTGCTCGAGACGCATCATCGCGAGGTGTTCGCGGAGCAGGGCGCGGTCAGGAGCCTTGCGGAGCATCAGCAAGGTCCGGGTGTAGGCATCCAGGGTGCGAATGAGCGTGTCGGTGTCGCTCGGCAGCGAGAAATCGTCGATACACGTCCAGGCGTCGTCCAGAACGGCCGTGATCTCGGCCTCGGAGAGCGTCGGGAGGCGCAGGTAGAGCTTCGCGGCACTCGTCTTGGCCGGGATGTGCCCGTTCACCCGGTTCTTGAGCCGATTTCCGGCCCGTTCGAGCGCCCGGAAGACCAGAATCTCGGCGCCGGCCACCAACTCCTCGGGGACTTCGCCGTCATTCGGCGGGTCTTGTGTGGGGTGCTCCCGCTTGGTCGGTGTGGGGCGCTGCTCGTGGGTCTCGTCGGCCGGTTCCGAAGGCGCTTCGATCGGAACGCCCATCAGCGACAGCCCCTGCGCGACGAGCTCGGGCGTTGTCTGGCCCTCGGCGAGCTTCACGGTGAGCCACTCGACACGCTCCGTCTCGTCCATGATGTCGGTCTCGTCGAATCCGTTCTCGCGGACCACCGCGGCCTTGGAAAGCACGCCGCGATCCCAGAGCTCGAGCGCCTCCTTGGAGCGGTTCGGCCGCAGACGCAGGTCCGCGGTGTCCGCCGCGATCGAGAAGGTCGCCGCCTCCTCCGGGTCCATGCCGAGGGACTCGAGCACCGGGCGGAGATAGCCCACGGTGAGCGATGAGGTGATCACCTTGAGCAGCGGCTCGGAGTGCGACTTGATCGCGGCCTCGTCGATCTGCCAGGCAGCCCAGTGATTCGTGTCCGCCGTGCCGGTGAGCACCTCGGGAGGCATGTCCAGGCCCAGCGCCAGTCTGCGGATCGCTTCCTGGCGGAGCTCGATGGCGTGCTCATCGAGGTCGGTCCAGAACTTGAGGAACTGCACCTTGTCGATGTACTCGCCGTCGACCTGCGTGACGATGGGCACCTTCGCGCTCGCGTCAGACGGGTCGTCGATCGCGAGCGACGCGATCTCCACGAGGAGATCGGCGAACGCCTGCGCTGGATTCGCGACCTGCGTGGCGACCTGCTCGACATCCGGGTCACCCGGATTGAGCTTGCGCGAGGGCAGCGTCGGGAAGCTGAACTGACTGGGCAGGATGAGCAGGCCGGCAGAGGTCAGCCGGGACTCCAACTGCGCAGCGACGTGCATGGTGAGCCGCTCGATCTCGCTGAGGATCGGCAGCACGGCGCGGGACGGGCTGGTCGAGACCTTCGGCTTCCGAGGATGCGGACGCCAGATCCTGATCACCATCGAGTCCTTGGTGTCGGCCTCGATCTTGTCGGCGCCGGTGCCGATCGTGTACGTCGTACCGCCCTTGCGGGAGATCTCGGTGGCCGCGATCACGAACCAGTCGTCCTCGCCGTCGGCATCCAGGCCGATGATGAACGCCTCGCCCGCGACGGTGAACTGGATGCCCAGCATGCGGAGCATCTCGCTCTGGCCTTCGGGCCCGCCGAAGAGGGCTGCCATCGCCTCGGTGATCAGGTCGTGCTTGGAGGGCTGCCCGTCCGCGCCGACGACGTAAAGCGTGGCTTTACTGAGCAGGTTGCCCACCCAGTCGACGCCGTAGCGGTACTCGCCGATGGTGTCGTAGAAGTCCCATGCGGCGTTCTGCCACTGCTCGCCTGCGGCGCGCCCTGCCTTGCCGTTCCAGTTCCGATTGGCCTTGCCGATCGTGTAGTTCTTGGCAGCGGCGACGAAGCCGGTCTGCGGAACGGCGAGCACCTCAGATCGGAACGGCGTCCCTCGTGGCATCAGGCCCCCTTGGCGCTCGAGCGAGCGAGCGCCATCAGCGCTCGCCTCTGAGGCTGGATCTTAGCGCGCCGACCCCTCGCCCGTCAGGATCACTCGTCCTTGCCCTGGTCGAAGTAGACGTACTGGCTGACCAGGTAGCTGAGCGCGAGCCAGCCCCAGAACAGCCACCACGCCCAGCCCAGCCAGTCGGCCGAGAAGCTGACCAGGAAGCTGACGACCATCGCGAGCGTGATCCACGGCCCCGCGCACCACGGGCAGCTGACCAGCTTCGCCCACGGCCCGTCGTTGGTCAGGCCCTCCCACCAGATGCGGATCTTCACGCTGAGCGGGAAGTCGTCGATGGTCAGAATGCGGGTCAGCCGGGCGGCGCCGATGATGCCGACGACCACCGCGAGGATGGCCTGCCACCAGGTCAGCATGCCCACTCCGATGTAGATCACTTCGATGCCCTCACCCCTGCATAGACGAACCGGCGGTTGCCCGCCTTGCTCAGCTGCTTGCGGTCCATCACGTAGGCGTGCTCGGTCGACTCCATCGTGGCGAACTCGAACAGCCCGGGACGCTCGGCTGCCGCGATGAACTCCGCGGCGGACATCGGTGCCTGGTGACAGATCACGATCTGCTGGTCGTCCTGCACCTCGACGACCTGGCCGTCCATCGGACCACGGAAGAGCTCTGCGATCATCGTCCTCTCCTTGCCCAGTTGATCTTGCGTCGGCCGCCGTCGGGCGATGCCGGGCCGCCACCTCCGCCGACCTTGCCACGCGGGATGCCCGCCTGCATCGCGCCGCCACCCTTGAGCATGAGCTCGGTCATCACCCAGACCAGCGCGTCCACGCGGTTCGGCGAGGGGTCGTTGGACTCCGGCACCCAGGTCGTCTGCTCGTCTTCCAGGTCTTCCAGGCCGGGGAAGTGCTTGATCGTGTGCTGCTCGTACTTCGAGACGATCGGTTCGGCGCGGACCTTCTTGCCGCGGGTCGCGTTCACCTCGATGACGCGGCCGGTGAAGCCTGCGCTCTTGAGCGTGGACTTCACCATGTCGCCGCCGTAGTTGCGCTCGACCACGATGGCATCCGCGCTGTACTTCTCGTAGAGCGCGATCGCCCGGCGCGCCCAGCCATCCGGCGTGTACGTGCCGGTGGCGTCCTCGATCGCGTAGCCGATCCCCGCCGAGATGCCGCCGACCACGATGCCGGTCTCGTCGGATGTCCGCTTCACGGAGCCCGCCGGGTCGATGCCGACCACGATCCGGGTCATCTCCTCGATGGCGAGCGTGGCGTACTCGATCATCGACATCGCCCACAGTGCGCCCTCGACATCTTCGAG